AGAAACTCTTTTAGAGAAACAAAAATTGATGTGGACACGGTTATCATTATCTGATGACCCAGAAGCAAAAGAAATGAAAAATCAGATGCGTAAGTCCCTTCAAGGTATGGGTTTCCCAGAGGGAACTGATATGCCTTCAATTTTTAGTGCGATGGATGAAACTATTTGCAAACTTAAAGAGAGTGTTGACTAATTAATCTATCTTTGTTATAATACAAACAATCCCCCAATCAAATTATCCGAGGTAATCTTATGTCTTTTAAAGACTTAAAAAAACAATCTAAGCTTGGTTCTTTAACTGCAAAGTTAGTTAAAGAAGTTGAGAAAATGAATAATAACGGTGCGTCTGGTGACGAACGCACATGGAAGTTAGATGTAGATAAAAGTGGCAATGGATATGCTGTTATCCGTTTCCTACCTGCACCAGAAGGTGAGGATCTACCATTTGTAAAACTATACTCCCATGCCTTTCAAGGTCCTGGTGGTTGGTATATTGAAAACTCTCTGACTACATTAGGTCAGAAAGATCCTGTTTCTGAGTATAACACCCAACTCTGGAACAATGGCACAGATGCAGGAAAAGAAACAGCACGGAAGCAAAAACGTAAACTTACTTACATGAGTAACATTTACGTTGTGAAAGATCCAGCAAATCCTGATAACGAAGGTAAAGTATTCTTATTCAAATATGGTAAAAAAATATTTGATAAACTTACTGCTGCAATGCAACCTGAGTTTGAAGATGAAGAAGCAATCGATCCATTCGATTTCTGGCAAGGTGCTAACTTCAAGTTAAAGGCAAAAAACGTAGCAGGATACAGAAACTATGATAGTTCTGAATTTGCTGCTGTAAGTCCATTACTTGATGATGACGATGCACTAGAAGGTCTATGGAAGAAACAATACTCTCTCGCAGAGATTGTTGCTGCCGATCAGTTCAAGTCATATGAAGATCTCAAGAAGAGATTAGAATATGTTCTTGGAAGCAAGAGACCTGCTCAAGACCCAGATGTCTTTGAGGAAGATAATGATCGTGGTGAAGCAGAAGAGTTAGTAACTGCTGCTGTATCCGCACCTCCAACTACCTCAACGGTAGACAAAGAAGAGGATGATGCATTATCATACTTTGCGAAACTCGCAGAAGAATAATTATACAGGAGGTCAAACGACCTCCTTTTTTTATGGTAATTTTATATTTAAATTTTCAGCTCGTATTGTTTGTTCATCTAAGTACTCTGATGATTTTGTGTAAGTCATGATTGCTTTCATATCACCTATAAATTCATTCAGATACTCTATTCTTAAAATATTAATATTTCTTTTTTCTTCGTTTAATCTTGTCTCATGAACAAAATTACTAATACCGACAACAGGATTTAATGTTGCTGATGGATTGGTTGGGTTTGGTATTGTAAAATTATTATCTACGACTTTTCCCTTTGGTAAAATTAACCTACCATTAGAATCTTTTACTTCAGTTGTTTCAAAAAATCTGATAGAATTAAGTGAATCACCATACTTATCATGTGCATAGTTATATAAATCATGATTACTAAGTGGCCATTCATTACGAACGTTTAGTATACCTGCAACGGTGAGCACTACCCAATCTAATCTAGGACTACCAAATACATCTTCTGCAACGGTATCAGGTCTTGCTCCTTCAGGTATCTCATATTTTTGAAAAACAACAAAGTTATTATATAAGTCATCTCTAACTTTGACTCTACGAAATATATTTTTCATTTCAATATAATCAAGAGATGATGTCTTCTCTGGTAAAAAAGAAGGATATAGTAAATTTGGAAGTTCTCTAAAATAACCCATTAGTAACCTACTGATTCTGTGCCTGGTTTGTTGTCATAATCAATATCATATATTGGTTGTAATTCTTTAAATGATAAATCTAACTGCATTGATACTGGTGTACCATCATCATAAGTTGCATGAACACCTTCACCAGTATAGGTTGTTTGCATATCAGTTAGAAAACATTGTTTAAAACGATGTAAGAATGGATGATTTTTACGACCAGTTCGATATCTCAAACTAAAAATATTTGGTGTTTTAAGAAAGAAATTACCACTTTCCAATGTGCCACCCTGTGCTTGTGGAGCCATGTTTCTCTTAAAGGCACGAATAATTAATTTAACCTGTTGTGCCTCTTTCTCATTTCGAGGTGTCAATTTAAAACTAAATCTAAAATTACGAAGTGTTGGTCCTCCAAATAATAATTCCATATTTGGATTCAAAACCTCACCACTACCTCTTGCAAGTAGTTGGTTTGTGGTAACATTTCCCCCAAAAATATTAAGTGCCTTTGATGCTAAAAATTTTGATAATGCGTTATTAGCAGCATTTTTAGATCCTACACCACTAGTTACTCTTTCTTTAAAAGTGTTTGCAATTCCAGGTATTTGTTCAAAGACGTTTTTTCCCAAATCAATATTCATTATTCCCTCTGCTCCTTCAATTCCTGCTGCTGCAAGACCATTCAATGTTGACGAATCATATTGAACATTATTTGTATCTGCTACGTTTGATGGGACAGGTAGTAATATTGTACCCTTATTAATTAATGGTTTCTTTGATAATCTATCAGTTCTCGTACGACCTGCACGATCAGATCCAAAATAACTGCCAGTTACATATCTGGTGCTAGAACCTGGTTCTGCTGTATAACCACCAAGAGCGACGTATTCCTCAATATCTATTTGTAAATAATCGGTGTGTTCTGTTAATGACTCTAACGGATATCTTAAAACACCGCCTCTTCTTCTTTTTCTTTTTACAAAGCTTTCAGTTGCATTACTGCCAATATTAACGATGGTGCCAGTATTTTCACCACTATTGTCATCTAAACTATCATTGTCTGTATGTCCAGCTTCGTGTGCCATTATCTCTTTTTAGTTATTTATACGAAATTTTGCAAATGGTATTGTATTTAGGTCTTGTAACTCCTCATTTGTAACTTGATAGAGTTGACCGACTACCTCTTGAAAGGTATATGATCGAGATTGACCCCAATGAAAGTTGATACCTTTGAATCCCCAATCAAATATATTCGTGACTGCAACCAATGGATTTTGATCATATCGACCAGGTGTTTTTGGTTGGTACACAAATACATATATCTTACCTATTTCAGGTATTGATTCTTGACTTTCACCTAAGACATCCATGATTTCAATCATGAGATCATCAGCATCTTCTGTTCCAAGAAGACCATCTACTAGTGGTGCAATACGACTCATTTGATTCCTAGTTCTTTTTCAGTCATCACTTTAAATTCCCACAAACGATCTTCACAAAACTCTGTTGCTGCTTTCCATTTTGCTTGGTTCTTAGCGTATTCATAGACTTCTCTTAAATAATTCTTGGTCTGTCTTTTGGGTTTTTTTGGTTTTTGTGTTTGTTTAAGTGGTTTTACTTCGATTAAATATGTTTTAACACGACCAGTGTTCTCTTGAACCTTGATATAAAAGTCAGGAAAGTATCTGTGAACTCTATTATCAACAGGAGAACGATAGGGTAGTGCAATTTCTTCACTTCCCCATTCAAGTATTTTCTCATTCTTGTCACAATAAACCATGAATTTTCTTTCCCAAAGTGATCTATATATAATGTTTGTAGGATCACCTTTATACTTTCTGGGATAGGAAGGATAATATTTTCCTTTATATGACATAAATAGAAATAACAATCATACTTATTTAGAGTGGCAGAGACAACAATAAAACCATATAACCTTTCAATTGCGAAGAGTATCATAGGTCCTTTGGCACAAACTAGTCATTATCTTGTGACTTTTTCTGCTTTGACACCATCTGTCGAGTCTTATCTTGCTGATTATACTCGTATTCCTAATATCAAATCTTTTTTATCAAGAAATGTAGGTATACTATGTAATGAAGCTACTCTTCCTACTTCAAGTTTAGCGACAGCAGAAGTTAAAGATAACTTTATGGGTGTGCCTCAACAGTTTGCTCATACAAGATTCTATACAGATTTTAGTTATTCATTTTATATTGATGAGGATTATACACTTTTAAAAATATTTGAAGGTTGGATGGATTACATATCAAGTGGTGCAAATCAAGATGTAGAACAGGATCATCGTGCTTTTTATAGAAGATTTAGATATCCAGATTCATATAAATGCAATACCATGTATATCAATAAGTTTGAAAAAAATTATAAGAGAACTATAAGATATAGGTTTGTTAATATATTTCCTAAGAGTATTGATCCAATTTCAATATCATATGGTGCTTCTGATATACTTAAAGTTACTGTAAACTTTAATTATGACCGCTATATAGTAAAAGGTTAAAAAAACCCCTATAAATAATTCTACTGAATTGATAATTCATTATGCCTTTACCAAAAGTAAATACACCAACTTATGAGTTGGTACTTCCCTCCACAGGGAAAAAACTTAAATATAGACCTTTTCTTGTTAGAGAAGAAAAAATTCTAATCATGGCATTAGAATCTGAAGATGTGAAGCAAATCACTGAGGCAGTTATGGAGATACTTGAATCATGTATTTTGACAAAAGGATTTAAATTAGATAGTCTTGCGACATTTGATCTTGAATACTTATTTTTGAACGTTCGTTCTAAATCTGTTGGTGAAACTGTTGAAATTAATGTAACTTGTCCTGATGATAATAAAACTACTGTATCCATGTCAATTGACTTAGATACCATAAAGGTAGTTAAAGATAAGAAACATAAGAACACTGTAAAGTTGGATGATAGTTTATCACTTAAACTTAAATATCCATCAGTAGTTCAATTTGTTGAAAATAACTTTGAAGCAAGTGAAAAAAGTGAAGTTACAAATACACTTGACATGATTGTTTCTTGTATTGATACAATCTATACTGAGGAAGAAAGTTGGGATGCATCTGAGTCAACAAAAAAAGAACTTGAAGATTTTGTAGATCAATTAAATACAAAACAATTCAAGTCAATTGAGGACTTTTTTGCTACTATGCCAAAACTTACACATAGTGTTAAGGTAAAAAATCCAACCACAGGTGTAGAATCAAATGTTAGATTGGAGGGACTGGCAGCTTTTTTCAACTAGGTATGTCTCATACGAATCTTGAGTCATACTATAAAACTAACTTTGCCTTGATTCAGCATCATAAATATTCTTTAACTGAGATAGAGAACATGATTCCTTGGGAACGAGAAATCTATATTTCTTTATTGCAACAGTACATTGAAGAGGAAAACTTGAAGGTACAACAAAGAAAAAATGGATAAAACATCCGCAGCATACGAAAATTTTTCTAAAAAAATGGAAGCCATGAGTGGTGGACCTAAAATTGGTAGGTCAACTATGAAGATTGGTGGTGGTTTAGGTTTGGAAGGTAGAGTTGCTAATAATGAGAAAAAAATTTCAGTGCTTAAAAATATATTCAAAGCACAAAGACAAGAGATAGGTGATAAAATTACACCGAAGGTTAATACTTTGGAATTATCATTAAATGAAACATCAGAGATATTAGGTGTTATCACAGAAAAATTATCTCTTGATATGTCTCAGAGATTAGCAGATCAAAAGGCATTATTTGACGCACAAAGAAAGAAAAATATAGATGATAAAAAAGATGCAGCTGAAAATAAATTAGAAGAGAAGAAAAAATCAAAAATAGGTTCAAAGATAGCAAAGGCAGTTATTAAACCATTTGGTAATTTGTTTGATAACTTGTTAAATTTGGCTGGTATTTTAGGTGGTGGACTACTTGCTACAAATCTTGTTAGTAGACTTGATGATGATAAGTTTATAGGTAGAATACAAGACATATATGACTGGACAACTAAAAATTGGAAAGCGATTGCAATAGGAGCAGGTGTAATAGGAACAATATTTGCTGCTGGTGCAATTGCTAACTTTATAAGTGGTGCAGGTATTGTTTTTGGTGTTTTAACAAATCCAATTTTCTTAATCGCTGCTGGTGCGATTGGATTGGCATTTTTAGGTAAACATATCATTGACAGAGTAGCTGATTATTATGCGGATGATGATGATAATACAAAGAATTTTGTAGGTAATCCACCACCAAATGCACCTGAAAACCCAACTCGTGGTGACTTTTTTGTAGATAATGATGGTAATATCTGGATATTTCAGGGAGGATTAGCTGATTCATCACATGGTGGATGGACAAAGAGTGGAAACATTGACAGTTGGAATAAACTGAACAAAAATAATTCTTTACCAAAGGAGGGAACATTTTTTGAAGGCACAGATTTAGAATTTACAAGAAATAATTTAACTGATGAATATCAACAAAACTTATTGAATGAACAGACTGGTGATTCTTTATTAAATTTTGTAAATAAGAATGAAGAATTAAGAAACTTAATTAAAGAAAAAGATCTTTCATCAAATATTATTGAATTAGACCCAATAGACTTAACAACTGCTAAGAAAAATATGATTGGTCAGATGAGTATCAATCCCGCCACAGGATTACCAGATGTTAATTCAATGAACTTTGCTAATCCATATATGGAAATATTCCCAGAAATAGCAAACTTTGATGACGTAGTATACTCATAATGGAAGCAGCAGAAAAACTAAAAATATCAGCAGAAAATCTCAATAGTATGTTGACTACTTCTTTACAGAGAATTTCTGATACGAGAAAAAGAACAAGAAAATTGAGAGCTGTTTCTATTTTAAGAAAAAGAAGAAAGAAAAAGGAAGCAAAGATTGAAATACCATCTGTCTTTAAGAAGTCTGCTGATAAAATAAAAAGTAAAGTGGCAGGTGGAACAGGAAATCTGTTTGGTAACATACTTGGATTTGTATCATTAATACTGTTAGGAACAGCACTTACTAATATAGAAACAATTCAAGAGAAAATTAAAGAAGCAAGAGAAGCTTTAACTGAAAA